CATGGTTATATTACGAGCAGGACTTTACGAAAGAGTATCTACAGAAGAACAGGCCTTAAAAGGATTTTCAATAGAAACACAGATTGATAATCTAACAGAGTATTGTGAGAAGAATAAAATCAAAATAGTGGATCACTATGCAGATGAAGGTATCAGTGGAGCCAAGCCACCTTTAAAAAGGCCCGGACTGCAAAGGCTACTTGATGATGTACAGGCAGGTAAAATTGATATAATCATATTTACAAAACTTGATAGGTGGTTCCGTTCCGTTAAAGAGTATTTTAAGGTACAAGAAATACTCGAAAAGCATAAGGTAGAATGGAAAGCTATACATGAAGATTACGACACAACCACTGCCAACGGAAGAATGGCTATTACTATCTTCCTTGCAATAGCTCAAAATGAGCGTGAAAAGACTGCTGAGCGTATCAAAGTAGTATTTGAGCATAAGCGGAAGAATAAAGAAGCATGTTTCGGTGGTAAAACTCCACCTATGGGATATAAGAAGGAAAAAGACAGCGACGGTATAGCAAGACTTGTGAAGGATGAAAACACTCGGCAAATGACAGAAGAATTTTGGGATATACTTGTCAAATATAACAACATCAATAAGGCCATGCGGTATATGAATGATACATACAATATCGCCAAATCACAGAAAACATGGTACCGCCTTATCAAGTCAGAGTTTTACTGCGGTATGTATAATGGTGTAGAAGATTTTTGCGAACCATATGTAAGCAAGGAAGATTGGTTAAAGATACAAGATACTGAGCGAACTAAGGTCCACAAAACAAAAAACAACCGGGTATATCTTTTTAGTGGCATGATGCATTGTCCGAAATGTGGACACATGCTTTGTGGTGACACAAACAAAAAGGTGTATAACGGTGTACCCAAGGAATACAGGTCTTATAGATGCCGATTCAGAAGCACCACTTGTAAAGGGGCTCCGGCTGTTACGGAACTGAAAGTAGAAAAATACTTGCTTAATAATCTTAAACAATTACTGAGGGATGAAATAGCTTCTGTAGAATTAGAGAGAACTAAGCCAAAACCAAAACCGAAAACAAGCGTTCCGGCACTAAAGGAAAGATTGAGAAGATTGAATGTAATGTATATGGCCGGAAACATAAGTGATGCCGAATACCGCCATGATGATGCTGAAATAAAAGCGTTAATAGCCAAGGCAGAATTGGAAGCACCACCACCAGAAAGGGATTTAGAGGGCTTAAAGGCAGTGCTGGAAACAGACTTTGAAGCGGTATATATCACCCTGAACGACGAGGAAAAACAGCGATTTTGGAAGGGACTTATCAAGGAAATTAAGCTGAGCGGAAACGATATTGTAGACGTTATATTTTTTTGATTTTTGTACGGACTTTTGGGACTATCTCAACAGAGAACGTCCCAAAAACCCATACTAATTATAGCATAAAATCAAAACTGTGTCATTCTTGACACACGCTCGACATTTGTTTACAAAAAACTTTGTTGTGCCCCATATTTTGTTTTTAAATAGCACGTCCTATATTCAAAATATAACTATTAACTGTTAGTAGTGGGGTAAAGGAATATGGACGACGACGAAGAAGAAATCAGAAGGTACTATGTTACTACAATTACAACTCTCTTAATATCATGTTGCGATATTGAGCTATTGGAAATCATTTTAAAGTTACTGGAAAAAAGTTCATAGAACAAAAGAAAAAGGACAGGGAAAACCTGTCCTTTGCTTATTTCATTTTGCGAATTTTTGATATTCCCATAAACACCAACGATACAAGATAAAAATTCAATAATGATCCGCCCCATTCACTACCTATATCGTTGAAAGAATCTGTTGGAACAATACACATTGCAACTACCCAAAATATTAAGTGTACCCAAAAAAATCTCCAATACCAATTTGAATACTGAAAATCTTTCCAAATCAAACCAACCCAAAAGGTCAAGATTGCATATCCGACAAAACCTATGGCAATACCCATAATAATTGTTGTTTCAATCCCCAAATCTTGGTATAGCATACATTCACCTCTCAAACTCCTTTTTATTATATTTATATAATAAACTGGTAATATTTTCAAGCAAAAATAAAAAGGGGAATAGGCTTAACCTACTCCCCTTCTATTTTGCCATTTAAGGCACTTTATTCTATTTCCCTATAATTTATGCATCCATTCATTTTAAGTGGCTAGAATCGACAATCAGAGGGATTTCAGACCAGCTTCCCAAGACTTCTTACCGACAATACCATCTTTAACAAGACCATGCTTAGCCTGAAAAGCCTGTGTAGCAATTAAAGTCAATGTGCCGAACTTTCCATCCGGCTTCACACCAACTATAACCTGCCATACCTTCACTGCTTTACCTTCTGACCCTTTTCTCAATGTAGGCATATCTACTTCATCCTCGCTTTCTTCTTCTGGCTGTACTGCTTCGACTTTCTCCAAATTGATATACAGATAGTTCATGTCAACATTGCCATTGATACCCGGAACCTTGCCGATAGAGGTATACTGCCACATAGCAATATCAAATCCAGCAATAGCCGGGAAATACTTATCATCATCCAATATCTCTTTATAGCCCCCGGAGTATCTAGCACACCATAAAGGCTCATTCAGACTAGCAATATCGTATGTGGTCTTTATATTGCCTTTTGAGCCATAAATCATAGTTTTATAGCCTGCCTTCTTTACAACGTCGTTAAAGGCCTTATTAAAGGCTGTACGCTGTGTTCTGTTGGTGCCATAGCTTCTGTACTTCTTCAATTCAAATCCTTCATAGTCAAATACAATAGGGAATGTCACATCATAGCCCTTAATCTGCTGTAAGGTCCACTCTGCTTCCTGCTTTGCTTCCTCTACGGAAATAGCAGTAGAAAAGAAGTAGATACCAACTTTAATATCATTCGCCAAGGCTTCCTTAATGTTCTTGGTGAAATACGGATCGTGAACAATCTTTCCGTTTGAATATCCCCTGTACCCTACACGAATCATTACAAAGTCAATACCTGCCTGTTTTACTCTTTTCCAGTCGATTGCCCCCTGATGCTTTGATACGTCAATTCCTTTTGCTAAAATCTTTCTCATGGTTTACTCCTTCCAAGAAAAAAGAGGACTATATTAGTCCTCTAATTCCTTTTTATATTTGGTTCTGTTCCATAACTCGGTAACTCTTTCCCATCCACCTGTAGATACCAGATATACGATAAATGAAGCAATAAAAGAAGCGAATATATAATACCATTCAATCACTATCTTAAAATACTGGCATAGTACGATTACTTCTACCGGGCATAAGATTAAAGAGGTGACTAATACAATCACATTAGTAGGCAATTTCACAAGAAAAGGCATTTCTTTGATTGCCTGAGTGATGATACTTACGACAAATGCGGTAATACCGATTGCCATTAAAAAATAAGTTACTGCTTCCATTAAAAATTTTACGTCGATAGTCATAGTTTGCTACCTTCCTTTCTTATTCGTGTGCTTGGTTGTTAATGTGTCTTTCAAGCTTATTATAGGCATCTGTTACATTGCCATTAGCTCCTAACTGTTTCAGACCATCAAGGCAAGCTAACATAGCATAGCAAATAAGGCCCTGCTCTGCTTTTATTCCTTTGATTTCCTTATCCTGCTTCTCCTGCTTCAAATACCACTTGTAAACTGCAAAAATGGCAGAAAAAATAACAACAAGTGCGGTAAACACACTTGCTGTTGTGATAATTGTATTAGTGTCAATGTACATTGAGGTTTTATCCTTTCTCTTTTGTTAAAAACTTTCTAATGTTAATCGCTTCCATGATGTTGTTGCGAAATTGGTTTTATTGCCGGACTTGACATATATATAGCCATTTGAATAAGGAAAAGCTATCATAGTCTGTGTGTCAAGCGTGCCATGTCTTATGACAAGTACGTTACTATATGCCATAGAGGTAGCTGTACTTGGCCAATTCGTATAAGTGGTTGCATTACCTAAACGATATACCCCGCCTATCTGAAATGCATTAAAATCAAATACATTGTTGGCATCTGCTTGAAAACTGCGGTACCCATAATTAAGAAATGGGTCTAATGCATCCAGTCTGTCGGAGCCTTCTTTAATGCCACTTTCCATGTTATTTAGGTTAGTTGCATTAATTGGTGTTGTTCCGTTCTTCCATGTTGTCGGTATGTAACTCATTCGCTTCCTTCTCCTTTCCTTCCTGCATAGCTTGTAGTTCCATCAATACTTCTTTTTCTGCCTGTACTTCAAGCTTTGTTAATATCTCATGGACTACTAATCTTTTCGCTTCTGTTGGTAGCTGAGCCGAATTAATCAGATTTACCATGTTTTCTTCAAACCTTCTCAATGCTAAGTTCATGTTATCACCCCCTATCCTATCAAATTGTATGCTTTCAAAGCGTTAATGAGTTCATTTAGCTTTGTTGCTATTGTTGATGCTGTTGCACTTGAAGGAGTAGTAATTGTAGCTACTGACTTTTTCTTACTACAAGTTCCTGATGTGGAACTTCCAAAGAAGCCCAAATATCCGCTAGTACCACCTAATAAAGTATATGTTGGATAAATCATTACAGCGTTGCTATGAAAAGACATCATATTCGTAGTACCATGGATAATCTTATGTGTTGCACCACTACTTAGTGTGATTGAGTTATAGCCAATCTTTATAAAATTAGAGCTATTATATTTCATTTCAACTTCAGCACCTTTTATAGTTGTGTGAAAAGTGCTGGAATCACCACATTGCAATCCGCTACTATCAATAAAATTATCGTATACTCGGACTTTATTTTTGTTGATTTCGGTAGTCATTAATGATTCACCAAAGCTGATACCGTCACTATCTAATTCCATTTTATTTACAGAATTAGATAAAACTAGCGAGCCTGTACCATTAAGCTCAATTTCTCCGCTGGAAGTAGCTTTAAATGCTGTCTTTGAGTTATACGCACCAATAGATAAACCGTCGGTACCTAAATATACACCATTAGAATTTGAAGTTAATAACGTTTTATTACCGCTATAAATGCAAGTGTTTTTGATAGTAAAACCACCGATTTCACCGCTAGTTGCTGTGATTTTTCCTGAAAACTCCCCAGTAACACCTTCAAGAACTTTACCCTTAATAGTTGTGCCTGTTATGTTTTCAGCATCAACGCTTCCAGCTTTCACTTTTAAAGCATTGACATATGATGTGGTTATTGTATTTTTGGTAATGGTTGTTACTTGCTCCTCGTTCTGATAACCACGTGACAGCACATATCCTGTTGCGAAAGTTTCTGCATATTGCTTTGTCGCAACTTCTTCTGCGTTTGTAATCTGATCCCATGAAATCTCGCCTTTAAAATATCCGCTATCGGCTTCAATTCTGCCCTTGAAACATCCGCTATCAGCTTCTACCCTGCCTTTGAAATAACCACTGTCAGCTTCTACCTTTCCTTTGAAGTATCCGTTATCAGCTTCAACCGTTCCGCTAAAATATCCGTTATGTGCTTCAATAGAACCATCTTTCAAAATTTTAAACTGATTTGTTGTAGTGGACTTGCCTTGCAGGTGTTCCAGACTGGCAACATCAATAATGTTTGTGCTGTATTCCACCTCTAATGTAACATCTTTATTTGCGTATATCGTACTACAACTGCCAAACAAACCGACTGCTCCACTTGCAACTAATTTAGGAACACCATTGACACAAACCGTAACACTGCCATTCTCAATCAATATATAATTAATTGATGTGCTATACGCTGGGTACAGGGTGTCGCTAGGGTATAAATTATTTCTCGGAAATATGTTTGTTTCTATATAAAACTCGCTGAAATCAATTTCTATTGCTTTTTCCTTGTATACAGCATAAGAAGTAAAAGACTTTCCATACTCTAGCTGAGGATAGAAAGTCGTATTAACTGTTTGTCCGTTTGAGATTTTGACAACAACTTGTGATACTTCTATGTTTTCCGGCACATTAATAAGCCCACTGGCACCTGCATACTGTTGTGCTATCTCTCCATTGTCATTAAATCGCAATTCACAACTCATACCACCTAAATTTAAGTAGTAATTCTCGTTTGCTTTTAATGCAAAATCGCAATCTGATATGACAAATTCAATGTTCGCTGTAGCTGTTCCAGTAATGCTCACTGATCCATTACTATTTTTTGCAAGGCTAACACCTGATAGCGTTTGTGCTTTCACTGTACAAGGCATCATATTTTTTCCTTGCGTAAGGACCTTTATTTTACCGTATTCGTAAGGTTGTACACCTTTGATTTTAACCCTTGGTGAAACTGTTTTAATATCTTTCAGTACAATCACTTTCCCGGTAGCTGTCTGCCGAATGTATTGACTTTCTAATACCTCGTCGCTTTCGTAAAGGTCTTTTCTGTAAAGCAGTGCATTGTCTATTGCTTCCTGTGCCTGTTTGTTTTTGCACTCTGTTAATCTTTCAGAATCAAGTAACAAATTGCCTTTTGCGCTAATGTAATATGCCTGAATACAAGCGTTTGAAGCCCATTCATCAAGGCTGTTATAGCCTGTAGGTACTATCCCGGTATACTCTTTACATCCATCCATATAACATCCAAAAGACACCGCACATATATACCCGCCTTCATCTAGTCTATATCTCACTTACTCACCCCCCCTATAACGGTATTGAATTTTGACCGTTGCCAATAGCAAGCCACCATGTACCTGTATTAGACGTATTTGGTCGCCTAATATACATTGTAAATCCTGTGGTTTTTATGTCGCCCGGTGACGTTTCTACCAAAGCAACAATATTATTATTCTGTGACGTAAATAAGGCCGGAATTGAACCAAATTCCCACATAAAACCTATATCCAAAGCTGTAATAACATTTGCTCCGGCTGGCACTATGTTCATTCTGCCCCACTGAATTAAAATTGGTAACATATTGCCACCATCCAAATACAAATATCCTGAATTTCCTGAACCACCCATTGAAGGAGAAGCACAAGAGATTTCTGCAAGGGAAAGTCCAGTCAGATTGTTATACATTTTTCCGTCCGATCTGATTTCGATTTCACCTAAACTCTTATTTGAATCAGCATTAAACAACTCTATTTTTGCTGAGGGACTATCACCTACCCCAAATTTTGCACTGTAGCTTACATTCCCTACTTTTCTTCGAGCCTTAACACCTTTCCAAATATCGTTGTTGGAGTCGCCAATAATGAGGTCATTTTTTGTCTGTACATAATCTTTTGCAATACGCAAATCACCTGTACTCTGTCCAAGTACTGCTTCTACCGGGAATGAAGTTAGTTTATCGCTCACCACAAACTCAACAGAATATGTTTCACCCAAAGACAAATTACTGATAGTAATATCCGCTGTGAAAGTTCCGTCTGTATTCCATGTTGGAGTAACATTATGGAAGCTTCCATAACTGCCATTACTGGTTTTATAACGATATTGTATTGTCAAGGTATTAGATACTGCTCCAAAACTACCATTAAAGCAATAACCACTAACAGAAGTTGTGGCTGTAGTGGATGTGCTTTCTGTTCTTGTAATGACTGGTTCTTTATCGAAATAGCAAGGTACATAGTCTACAATCTTTTCAACATACTTTTTCGTAGTGGTTGAATATCCTCTACTGTCTGTTGCTTTGAATCTAAACTCTTGGTCGTACACCGTATCAAAAGTATAAGGGCTAGTCGTTGCGACTAACCCTAACGGATTTTCAATCTGTATTGTTTTGATAGTGGCACTGTTTTTAGGTGTAGCGGAAAGCGTACATTTTGGTTTTGACAAGAATCTTACAAGATGCCCTTTGTTACCAGTCAAAGCTAATGTAGCCGGGTTTGTATCTTCCACCGTTCCGCTAACAGTAGGCAAACATGCCGACTTAACCGCATATGCGTAAAAGCCTGCTGTAGTGGTCCCTATTAATGTGTTTCCATTGTATGTTTTACAAGTAATAGTACCGTAGCCAGAAGTGGTATTAGGTATCTTTGTATAAAACGTGCTTGCCGGGGGAGTCCAAACAACGCTTGTCTGTGTTGTCTTTGTGGCAATAGTACCAGTAGCACCATTAAAGCTGTATTTCAGGGTATGAGTATAAGCCTTGTTATCTCTCGTTATTGATATTGTCGTGTTTGTGCCTAAATTGAAGGAAGCACAAGCAACTCTTGAAGCACCCATTATTTATCACTCTCCTTCCAAGTCATGTAATGTTTGTACATTCGATACAAGGTAATTTATATCTGTGCAATCATTGCCGGAAGAATCTTTCGCTTTCACGATTGAAAGATTCCCAAGCTGTGCATCACCAACAACAATTAATTTCTGGATTCCAGCTCCCCGGTGATTAAATAGCGCTTGCAATTCATTGTAGGTGTATACCTTCAATCCTTGCTGGTTAATTCTCGTATTCACTGGATCGGTGGATTTCGCAATATGCAAATCGTTAGTACCGAATGTATATGACATTCTTTCCATACTTTCGATTGTTTCCTGTTGCAAACTATCAATACTCTTTACAGTGGTTTCAAAATCAATCTTAAAAGCATCTACACCTTCTTGGACGGTTGCTACTGTACCTCTGACTATTTCCAGATTATCGCCTACTTGCGTTGCTAACGTATCGTCTGTGTACTTTGTAGCAATAATAAAGTCCTTCTCTGCATACGTTTCGTCCTCTGATTTTGATATTTGACAAATATAGATTTCTTGGTCCCTGAACCACAAATCGCCATTGTCATATGGTGGTGCTGGTTGTGATGTAAATATCCTTCGCTTGCTATCTGCTGTATCGCTTGCAGAATTTGCAATGGCTAATGCTTCTGTCAAATCCTTATCTACAATATGTTCCCAGCTAAACTCTGTACCGTATGTAAAACGGTATGTGTACCCTGTGGACTTATCATAGTACAAATCGCCAACATGACTTGTTTTTAGTTCGGTAGTAGTCCATTCGCTGGCCGGAAGATTGCTTAAAGTCGGCACACCAGAATAGTACCAAGTTGTAATTTTGGTATCTATTAAGGCTTCAAGGCTTTTCATTGACTCTGCATAAGTAACAGTTACAAAATTGTTCAAATTTGTATCGTCGGTATACTTACTCGCTTTCTTCCAGTCGTTAGAGCTATAACTACCTGTAAGTCGTTCTGTTTTACATACAAGAATATCTCCCGTTGTTCCTTGTGCATACATATCGCCCACATGATATGGTGGTTTTGGCTGTGCTGTAAAAATTTGTGCTTTACCATCTATTTGGTCGTATACGCTGTCTGGAACTCCGTCTACTTCCTGCCATGCATAAGTAGAAGTATACAGATAGCTTTTTTTTGCAGTTGTGTTATACCACAAATCACCTACATGACTTGCTTTCTGCTCTGTTGTCGTCCAGTTTGTTGCCGGGTCTGAGCTTTGGTACCATGTTTCCGCCTTTTTGTCAATTTGAGAATTGATAGCCTGTAAATCGTCTGCATAATCGCCAGAAATAAAGCTTTGCAAGGCTGAATCGTCAGTATACTTGCTCGCTTTTACCCAGTCGCTCGTAACGTAACTTCCAGTTAAGCGCTCTGTTTTGCACACAAAAATATCACCACCAGAACCTTGCACATACAAATCATTCACATGATATGGTGTGGTCGGTTTAGTAGTGAATATCTGAGCTTTTCCATCTATCTTGTCATATACACTGTCCGGCACTCCATTCGCTTCTTCCCATACATAGGCCGAACTATATATATAGCTTTTGTTATTCGCAGTGTTGTACCATAAATCGCCCACATGAGCCTTTTTGAGAGAGTCCGTATTCCAGTTTGTAGCCGGATCTGTACTCTGATACCATGTTTCGGATTTTTTGTCAATCTGCTTACTGATTGCTTCTAAGTCGTCTGCATATTCTCCACTTATAAACGTTGATAGCGCTGAATCATCCGTATATTTTGTTGCCTTTTCAAAGTGTGCTGGATTGTAAGTAGTCGTTGAAGCAGTGTTACATACATACAATTCCTCATTATTCAACCATAAGTCGCCAATGTCATACGGTGGTTTCGGTGTTTCTACAAATACTCGCCTTTTACCGTCCGCTGTGTCCTTGGCTTCATTTGCTACTTTTAACGCTTCTGCCACTTCGTTATCTAATACTATATTCCATGTATAACTACCATTGCTAAAATCGAATCTATAGGCATATCCTGTGTTTTGGTCGTAATACAAGTCGCCTAAATGCTCTTTTTTTAGCGTGTCTGTAGTCCATTCACTAGCCGGGAAAGTAGAAAGAGTGGGAACACCCTTTTGAAACCATGTTGTAATGTTCCCATCTATCTGACTTTGTAATTCTCCAATCGTTTCTAGCGTGGAAACCATAAATTCTTCCAGCGTTTTGTTGGTCTTATTTATGGATTCCTCACTATTTTTGACTGCTTTTTTAATTCCGACAAGTGATGCTAAATCGTATTTGCGTTCAAGGTCTGTGGCTGTTCTTACCCCTTGCCTGTCCTGCTTACTCATAGCAACTCCTTTCTTACCAATAAATAGTACCGTCAGAATCTACTGTGAAGCCTAACTCTTTTAAAATTGCAACTTCTTCTTCAAATGAAATATCGTTCCTGCTGTTGAGGTATTCGATAATATCATTGTTGTAGTCATTGTCAGAAGTGTACTCTTTCTTAAAAAGTATCAGTTTTGCTCCATAATCGGCATCCAAACCATTTATGTAGCTTATAACCTTCTCTTTTCGGCTTCCGTTTATGGTTTTTCCGTTCTCGTCTTTATCGCCTTTAATCTCATAAAGTTCGCTTGCGTACTTCCGATACGTCACCAGATCATCACTAACCGCTTTTGCAACGTAATACTTTTCAGGATTTTCAAAGGCCCAGTTATACGCTTCTTTGCTTTCTTTGCTTTGGCTGTATTCCTCGTAAGAAACATCAATGCTTCGTAAATAATCGTACTTCTCAGCATACTTTGTAGCAAAATCAAATTCCTCTAAAGTAATGTCGTTTTCAATAGCCCCTTTAATACCACTTGGCTTGTAGTAATCTTCGCCTTCGCTTGTTGCGTTGGTGTAAATTACACCTTCTTTTTCAAGGTATTCTCTCTTGGCTTCATCCCTTGCGTAGTCATACACTTTGTTCACCATTTCAGCCTTATCGGTAGAAGTAGCATGATTGTATGTTGTGGTCCTGAATAGTTCTTCCAACAATTCATTAGCTGTCTGTCCGTAGGTTTTCTTAAAATCGGTGTATTCCTCTGCTGACATTTTGTACTTTTCGCCATTGTAATTGACGTAATTATACGGAACACTAGGAATAATGCCATTGTCGCCTGTCTGTGCGTACAAGTCTTTGATTTCTTCATCAATTCCTGTAGCAATGTTTCCTTTTTTTGCATATGGGGCTATGAAGGTTTCAAATGCTCGCTCTACCATATTCTCGCTTTGCTTTATATCATTTCCCCAAATATCGGTAGAAGGTTCCAGCGTTTCTCTAAGACCGGGAATCTTATAGATTAATTTATTGATAGTTTCATCAACAATCTTATTTCCACTATCACCTGCTACCTTTGTGCTTCGCTTTGTATCATCCATAACCGTAGCAATTTGGCTAGACAATGTAGGAACAAACTGTGTAGCATAGTTCTGTATCATGGTTTCACCAATTCCGGCAAACTTCTGCATCCCACTATCATAAGAACTAAGCACACTATCCAAACTTGACAAGAAGGACATTTCGCTAAGCGGATCAAGTGTCTGTGCTAATGTTTCCATAACAACATCACCGTTCCACTCTTTACCTTCTACCAACTGTTCAAATGCATTAGCTCCCACGAATAAAGGCATTGCTACCGGGGATAACCAACTTAGTGAATAGGTTGAGTCACCAATAGTAACAGAGTATGCTTGTTCGCCCAACTGATAGTCGTATTTGCCCTCTTTGTCGTCGTCACCACCACCATTTAACAATCCAGCACTTGCCAACATATAACCAATCAGGGCCAATGCTGTACCTGTTGTGTTCTGTGCCAAATGGTCTACCATTTCGCTGGCTTCCATGTTGCCATTTTTAACCTGTGCCATATCGTAGGTTAATGTTTTGGTAAAGCCTAAAGGTGAATAGCTTAAACCAGCCTTTGCAATATTAATAGGAGTCCTCTTAAACGGAATAATCGCACCAACCGCAATATCTGTAGCTGTATTCTTGTTCTCGATTTCTCTTATCTTATTTGCAAGCCATGAATACTGTCTAAAGGTTGCAATCTGTGACTGCTCTACAGCGTATGATTTTGCCTTTTCTACAATTTCTTTATTGTTTGCTATATCTTCCTCTGTCTTTATGCCATTGGCTGTTAAATACTCGCCAAAAGCATCCTTAAAGGCAGGTTTACTAAACCACCAGTCCTCTTTCGCCAACATATTGCTGTTGAACTCGTACACACCATTAAGGATTTTATTTTTGAATATCTGTCTTTTTGCTTTCAGGCTTGCATCATCACTGTACTTGCTGTCGTCTGAAATAACATCCTTCATTTCAATGGTAGTTTGGTCTGCAAACTTATTGACTGCATCCGTCGCCTTGCTCCAAGTTTTGGTTTTATTCTTTATCGGTGCAATATCTTCTATTGTCCTTGCTAAAGCGTTCTTAACCTTCAACGTACCACGCATAGCAACGTTTGATACTAAGTTGCGGATATGAGTTTTGGGATTGCCAAGCATAGACAAGTATCTCCATGCATTGACTTTATCCATTGTCGTAACCTTCATTTGGTCTGCAAGTTTCTGTTTTACATCCTCTACAGCTTCATCAAGCTTCTTTTGGTCGTACTTACCGTCTTTTCCATATACGCTTAAAATCTTATCAATCATTTCTTGTGTGAGTTCCACACCTTCAAAAGCTTTGTCGCCTTTTGTTTTTCCACGATTGACAGTTTTTTGTAGCATTTTAAGCTGTCCTTCTGGTGTCAACCTCTGAATGATAGACAATGCCTGTACTTTCTGCCCTAATTCGGTACCCAAAATAGCAACATTCTGAATCAGTTCTCCGGCTGTTGTATAATCACCCTTTTTGATTGCTTCCTGTATCAGCCTTTCGCCAAGTGCAATATCATCAAGAGTAGTACGTTTATTCATTAACTGTGACTCGAAATAGGTTACTGCTTTTTCATAACCATAAGTATCTAACATGGCATTAGCATTTCCCAATGTCTTTTTGTTGGAAATAGGGTTATATATAGTGAGTCTTTGGTCTAAGTCCTCACGCTGTACTTTTCCGTCTACAACCTCACTTTCAATAGCTGAACCGATAAACTTACGCTCTTTCGGAGCATCTAAAGGAGTGGTCGCCCTTTTCATTTTGTTGTTAGCATATTCTTCTTCGCTTTCAACTGCTGGTCTAGGTTCGATTGCTTCATAGGCTTGTGTCGGTGCAATGTCCTCTACCATTTGTGTAGGCTCTGCATATTCACTAGCCAATGATTCCAAATACTGATTGTATGCTTCATCAGAATAGTTGTTAATCTGCTTATCTCTTAACAGGTTGATATAGTCCTGATTAGAGGGGATTTCCATACCGCTTATAAAGTCTGTGTAGCCTTCTCTTAAACGCTCGTCAATCATAAATTCTAATCGCTTAGAAATGGCATTGTTCTCTGCTCCATGGTCTTCGATAATCGCATTTAAGCCCTTCTCAATATCAGCATAACTATACTTAAATCTATCAAGCATATATGCAATCTGTTCTGATGTTTCACGCTTTGTACCCCATACACCAAATTCGCCCCCGGATTCATAAACCAAATCGGCATTTACTACACGTTCGCCCTTTACAGAGTTTCTGAGTTCACCCAGCATTACCTGTGCTTCCTCTTGGAAGTACGGTTTTACTTCTGGATTTTCATACATATAGGCTTTTTGCTTTCTGTCGCCTACTTCCTGTATGTCCTTATCCTCAAAAGGGCTAACTGCTTCTACTGGTTCGCTGTATGGTGCTTCTACTTCTTCTGGCATATCACTTTCATTCAGTGAATACAGTCTGTCACTCTGCATAGCATCACGCTCATTAGCTTCTGCTTCTGTCATTGGTGCGTATTCGTCTGTTTCTTGGACTGTTTCTTGTGCTACTTCGGTATTTTCTTGGACTACCGGGGCAACACTTTCCGTTTTGGAAACAGTTTCAAGTGCAATGTCTTTTCCGTATACGTTGTACTTGCCTGTAGGTGCAATGTCGTTTTGGTTTGATAAGCTAAATTTTAAATTGTCAAACTGCTTTATCTTATTTGCCCTATCGCCTTCGATATTAGAATCATATTCAACAACATAAAATCCTGCATCACTAAGCTTCTTTTTAAAATCAATGCTTGTGTCGTTTGGTATTACTACTGCTTGAACTTCATCAAAGCCGATTACCCTTTGTGGTTTTGCTTCAAAATATTCCGTTGGTGCATTTTTTAAATCATCCAAAAAGTCAATAGACTTCTGAATCATGCTGTCAGACATATCAAAACCATACTCTTTAAATACCTTTTTTGCATTTACAGCATTTATGGATTTTAAATTAGAAATGTCGTTTAGTGCTTCTGCGTAGCTGTCAAAACTATACCCACCGTATTCGTTTGCTTCACTTGTTAAAGAGTTCAACTTATCGTTTATCTGCTCTTTGACATGTTTAAATTCTTCACTTGATATTAGTTTGTCGGCATTGTCCTTAATATCTGCAATAGACTTGAATCTCTGCGAAACATTCGACCGAATGTTACCTGCACCATAGAAAAAGCCTTCTTCATCTTGTACCTTTCCTAACATATTTTTCATAATGTTATCCAAGGTGTACGGTTCGTATAGCTGTTTGAAGGTTCTTTTGTTTCCTGATGGTGTGTACAGGTCTTTATTGTTTCTTAAATACTTGTCACCAAATACAGGCACCAACAAATCATTTAAAAATCTGTCGTATTGTTCGCCATATTCATTAAGGACTGTATCTCTTTTTGCCTTATTAGTAGCAATATCATCAACCACTTTTTCGGCACCATTTTTAATACTGTTGAAATCTTTATCAAGTCGATTTTTTACTGATGATCCAAAATCGGTTTTTCCACCTTCACTAAAAGCCTGTTCAAATCTTGCTATTTTCTTTTCGGTAAACCCGGTAAAGCTGGGTGAAGATTCTCTATACAAATCGTAAAACTCATTTCTCAATTCTTCATTATTTAGCAACTTGTCAAAAGTTATGTCATTCTTAATAACAAAATTTCTCGATTTTTCATAGGTTCCGATTGTATAGTTATAACCAACCTCTTTGTAAACATCATCAACATGAATATTGTTTTCTTGCAAAAACTTGTCAACAAAATTCTGGTCGTAACTGTATTTGCTTTTCGCTCTTTCAAGCGTGGTATCTTCTAAATCCAAACTTTTCCCTACATATTCTTGAAGCTTAGAAAGTTCCTTGTCGTTTACTTCCTGAACTGTTTGAGGAAAACGCTTTGAATATACATCACTTCCGTAAACTTCATTTTTTCTGTTTGCTGGATCAATGGAATTTTTGTCAAGCAACACCGAAATGTTTCCATACTCCAAATTTCCAACATTGCTTTCGTCAATAATTGCAATACTGGGAACCGGGAATCCGCCAAGTTCTAATATTCCATTCAGCTTTTCGGCAGATAAGTTATGAATAGCCATTAAACTATTGTGTGTTCCTGCTTCGCTAGTTTCTAAAACTACTTCATTGCCTTTACTGTCTACTGCTTTGCCATCCTCACTCAATGAATACTGAATATCAGATTTTTTGGCATTAGAAAAGGCACCATCTTGTGATGATGCCTTAGCAATATCTTTTACGGGGGCTTGTTCATTTAGCCCAGTATTTCTTCCATTTTCTGATAAAGCACTTGGTTGTCCGTTGGTTGTTCCGTTTTCAGATACTCCAACATTTCTTGTGCTTGTTTCTCCGAATCCATCATGTGAACTACTGCTATTATTGTTTCCCTTGACATTCCCAACTTCTTCATTTCCACTGCTAACGCTCTTACCATCTGATCCGATAATACTTTCATTTAACACCTCGTCAATCGTGCTATTATAGTCAGATTCAATGTTTATTATTTTGGAAACAATGAATCCTGTTTCTGAGTAATTTTCGTAGTAGAAAATATGATTGGCAGAAAAAACAAAATCTTTAAACAATAGTGATTCGCCTTCCATCCTAGCGTTTGTTGCTTTTTTAAAGATTTCTTGTCTTGCTACTGCAAATTCTTCACTTTCTACAATATCTGTATCCTTTATTATAGCAGGTTTAAACTCTTTTGGCACGTGGTAATTATCTAAAATTTTTTCGTATTCATATAAAGTCGTGTGACCTTCTGGAATACTTAATTTATAAGTGGCTTCTTCATTGAAGTTTTCACTGTTTCCCTTGTATGCCTTGTCAAATACCCTCTTAACCTTTTCTAGCTGTTGTGCTTCCTTACTTCCGGCTGTAGCAACCTTCAAGAAATACTTGATTTCATCATAAATACGCTTGAAAACATTTGGTTTTGTTGTGGATAAATTGTTGACAAAGTTACTATCGGTAAACAAATAGTCGCCTACCAAGTCTGCTGTAAGCTCTTTTTTCAGTTTTGCCTGTATTTCTTCTTCTGTACCTTCAAATCTGCCTTCATACAGCTTTTCAATAGCCTTGTATCTGCTTTCGTATTCGCCTTTTGTGGTGGCATACTCCTCAATAACGTTCTGCAACTCTTTATAGAACTCTGTACCCTCTAAAACATGAGTGATTTCATGTCCTACAACGGTATTAAGTGCCTTGTTAGAATTGATATTCAGCTTGATATTGTTGCCATCAACAAGACCATTGACAATTTTACCTTCAATAGCAAAACCTGACTCTTTCAAGGCTTCATTTGTCGTAAAATCAAAAGAAACACCCTTATCTGCTGATAGTTTCGCCAACAAATCAACAAATTCGTGTGTTTTCCTTGTGTTATTCAGTATTTTACTATCAATAGCCTTTTGGACTATTTCACGTTCTTTTTCGCTGTACTTATTCAGATCAGCTTCAAAAGCCTTGCTTCTTCGTGCTTTTTCGTTGTAACTCTCACGAATGAAGGTGTCATTTTGTGTTTTGGTATCAACTTCCTGTGATAAACGTTCTCTAAGACTGCTTAACTCGGTTTCGTAAGGATTTTTCTTGTTCTTTTCTTTGAGTTCATCCCTTCTATCCCTCTGTTCCTGTGACAATTCTATGTCTTTTGTCTTGTAAAGCTGTTCATATTCCTGTGATTCCTTCAAAAGATTGTCATATTGACTATACAAGTCACCACCGACAACACTTTCTATAGTGTCAATGTCAATTTCGCCACGCTCAAAAGCTGTCTGTACCTCTTTTTCAATGGCTCCAATCTCTTTTTTACTGAGTTTGGTATCATTTTCTTTTTCCATTGCTTCTACACGCTGTTCAACCACTCTATCAATTACAGATTGTTCATTTTGTGTATAGCCGGATATAAAATCTCTACCTGTAGCATTTGCTTCTTTCAAGCTTCCTTGTGACGTTCCGGGAATGTAACCAGCTTGCATCATGCCACTTGCTACCGTACCAACAACAAACTGTTCTAAAAGGTTTTCATCCTCAATGATTTTAGTCAATTCTTCATCATCCATGTAGGTCATTTTTTTAGCAACTGCGGTACCTGCACCTGCAATTACTTCTTCTAAACCTTCTGCGGATGCCTTTACACCATATTCGACCACGTTTTTAGCAACCTGATTGCTAATTTTACTGCTTAATTTCTGTGCAAATACATTGTCAAGGCTACTAATACCTCTGCTTAAACCAATAGCATTTACTGTTTTACCCAAACCACCAAAGATTAATTCGGAACCTGCATCAATGGCACCTTTGGCGATACCATATTTTACTGCTTCTTCGTCTGTAGCTCCACCCCGGTATGCTTCACCCATACCAGCACCAGCACTACTTACACCCATTACACCTGTTGTTAATGCTGTCGCTCCAAGTGAGCTAAGCCCGGCAGAAGCACCAGCACCACCTGTAAGAATGATAGCACCTACCTGTCCTACACCCTGCATAATAGCATCTGATGTTCTACCCAATACAGAATATTGGTCGAAGAAGTCGTCAGCACCTTTAAAAAAGCCTTCTACGCTGTTTTCCTGTGCTTTTTTCTTGGTTTTCTCAGCGAAAGAATCGGCACCCACCAAGTCAGCAACACCTGCAACACCGTACATTCCTAAATCTGTAATACCTTCTACAAGACTTGTGGCACCTTTTACAATTCCGATAGTTGCATCTGCTGTAGTTCCGACAACATTCCTTGTAACATCACCGTACTCGTAACCATCTTCAAAGGCACCCTTTTGGAAGAAGTCAAGTTTGCTTTCTTTTTCTTCTGCTTCTACAACGGTAATATTACCGTTTGCATCAACGTGATACTTGCTTTTCTTTTTATTCTTAGTGTTTGCACGATTTCTTGTTATTTCTCCGTCAAAACTAACATAGTAATTAGCCATAATTACCCCCTATCGTTTCTTACCACCACCGCTACTCTGTTTGGGTATTTCAATGTATTTGTTTTGTCTACCTTCCCAATACCACAATTTGTTATCAGAAGTTTTCCAGACATTTTGTGTAACGGTTCTTCTCTGACCATCAAGAGTTTGTGTTTCTATTTCTATTGTCTGTCCTGTTTTCTTAACATTCCCATGTCCTATAATACCTTGCGGTTGATAACCGTTAGCCATTGTACCGTACTTAATTGCATCACTGCTTAATTGTCCTTTGTAGTATGGTGTTTCTACAGTGTAAGGTGTCTTTACGCTATTTGGATCAACATTCTGCTGTTTAGAAGTGCTTGTAGATTCGTTTCCTTTAACGATTTTGCTCGTATTGCTACCAGAGCTCTCATAAGCCTTGTTAAACTGTCGCTGGTCTTCTTTAAACTGTGCCTGTTTCAACTGGTACTCTTTGTCAAACTGTTCCTGTTGCATCTGTAACTGCTGTTGCTTAATCTCATAATCTCTTTCAGCTTCTTTCTTAGCCTGTTCCATCTGCTCTTTCTGCAACTCTAAACGCTGAATTTCCATAGCGTGTTCCTGAGCATCCTTCTTCTTAAGTCGTTCCATTTCCTCATTAAACTGACGGATATTTTCATCAAACTGTTTGATTTCCAGTGCATAAGACCGTTCAAACTGACGTTTTTCTTCGGCAAACTGCTCTTTCTGCAACTGATAACTTTCGTTGTACTGTCTAACTTCTTCCTCAAACTGTTTTTTCTGCATAGCCATATTTTCATTGTACTGTCTTACTTCCTCAGCTAATGCATTTTCCTGATTCATTTGAGCTAATACATCCTGATAACGGTTGTAATAGTTGTTGTCAACTTCCATTTTCTTATTAGCCTGTTCAATAAGAAGCTGATTTTTGTACTGGAAGCCCTGTAAAGATAACTCCAATTCCTGTTGCAACGCTGTATAAGCGATTTCAGCTAATTTGCTATTGTTCTGTAACTGTGCATCCTTAATAGCATTGTTATAATTCAATACCGCCAAATTATAGCTTTCTCTTGCTGTTGCTACTCTGTTTTGGTAGGTATTATACATGCTTACTTGCGAACTTTCGCTATAACCTGTGTTAGCAAGTCCGCTTTGTGCCATCTGTTCAGCATTTACACCGTATGCATTACTCTGTTTCTGCCAGTCGGTATATGCTCCGGCTTGCTCTTTTGTGTAGTCCTTCTGTGCCTGTGCTTTTTGCTGTTCTATCTGCTCTATAGCAAAGTCGGTATTTTCCTGCTGTAACTGCTGTTGAGTTGTAGCCCATTCCTTAGAAGCATCAATTTGAGCCTGATAATATTTGTCAGTTTCGCCTATCATGCCACTATAGGTATTTTCAACATCAGTCAATGCTTGCTGTTTACCAGCTTCAACCTGTTTAAAACGTTCATCTTCATAGTTGATGTCGTAATTGGTAGCCATTTTTTACCCCTTTCTATCGCTTTATATAACCACCAACAAAAACTTCTATTGTGGCTGTTTCTAAGCTGAATCTTTTATCAGACTGGAATTTAAGCTGTAAATCCTTAAACTTCTTCCGCTTAATTCTGCTTGTAAAGTAATCTGTTACATTTGTATAATTGCCTATTAGTTCCCAATCGGTCTTGTCGGTCTTTACATACACTGAAACATCCCCGGTAGCTTCAACCACACATCCTCTCTTATTTGTAGTTTTCTGATACTGAGGATGCTTAAACTTATCAAGAGGAGTAGCCCAATAGCTTACTACATCACTTTCCATGTCTGTAAGCGTGTATATGCCCTCATTTGTGCCTAAATACAAGATACCCTTATGTACCCTTGTGCTTGTAATAACCTTGCCTAACTCCCAATAAAACCACTCATATTCAATGTGATTATCGTTGTTAAACTTCGCCCGGCTATCTGCAAGGTATACCTTGTTATCAATGAATATCATTAGATACCCTTCCCATTCTTCAAGAAGCATATCTCTGTAATTGACTTCTGCGGTCAATTTACGGTCAACTAATGAGCTTCTATGGGCTACTACCTGTTCGGTGGTAACATCACCGTTTATGCCTTCCATTCCTCTTTCACTGAAAAAGGCTATATCGTCATTAAAATTGATTGCTTTTCCTATACATCCTGTAGTAATGCTGGAATGTGTACTAGGGTATATTTTTCCGTATTCGTTGTCTATTACAGGGTTATGGTAGAATACTGTTGTATTCGCCTGTGAAGGCTCTTTAAACACCCATAAAGCGTTATTACCTGCCACAAGCCCTGTAACTTCTGCAAGGTCTAAACCTTCGTTGTAATAGTCCAAGTCGCTACAATACGACGGATCGTTAAGGCTACAATGCCAAATAACATTCGGATAGTCCTGATTGCCACTAAAAAACACCCTATTATCAAATACCTGTAATAGAGTGCAATTATTGATACGGTTTCTATATCCCGGAACCGTCTTTCTGAACTTAACACTTACATTATCCTGTCCTACGGTTGAAGGCTCAGCCGGGGCTTCATTAAAGATAATTCTTCCACCAGAAGTATCTACTGTATAAGCTGTAATTGCCAATACTGTACCATTTACAGTAACTATGGGTTGAAAGTCACTATCAATGCTTTGTGAATCCAAATGATACTCTTTACTTTCGCCATCTGCCAAAAAGGTATTGATTCTAATACCAGTTAGCATGTTCACATCCTCATATTGTGTACCGCCACCACTGGGCTTCCTTCCTATGGTTGTAGTCGGTACATATCCTACTACTTCGCCTATTGTCTTTCCGTCATATTGCAAGTAGTTAATGCCATCTTTAAAGTACCAAATATTGTTGTAAATAAAAGCACTGCTCTGTCTTGGATTCAAGCCACTATACAAAGCTACCCTTGTACCATTAGTAAGCTTATATAGCGTTGTTCCACAATGTACAAGCATCATTTCTGTGTTGCCTACTTTGTAGAAGAAAATACCGAATACCTTGTTGTCGAATATCTCTACCTGTTCCATTTCAGGCCTTGTACGTATACTCTCGGTTTCTTTGTAGTCCTTCCACACATTCAAGCTGTCCGGGCTTCTCTGTAGGTTTATTTCTTCGCCCCTAAAGTCTACACCACGAAATGAGCCATAGACTCTAGGTACCAAATCTCCAATAGCCATTAAATCTCCACCCCACCTTCAAAAGAGATACCACCCAATGAATACCGGGAATCCAATCTCTGCAACATGCTTTCATATCTCTGTGAATATACAGCCCCATATTGAGCGGATACATCACTCTTTAATATGTCACCTGCTACACCAAAAGGAAGTATCTCTAAAGCATCAAGTGACAATTCAAATGCGTATGTGTCCTTTGTATCGTCTGTTATGGGAACCGGGTATTTGTAGTAGTAAATATCTGCTGTGCCATCTTCCAAGAATATAGCCATGTTTTCTATCTGCTCATAACTACCTGTAAAGCGAATCAGTCTTAACTGATAGAAACTATCAAGTGTATTCATGTCCACTACTTCACCAGCCTTGACTTCTCTTTTAACAAATGCCGGAATCTTCTTCATTCTAGCAAGTTCAAACTGAACCATATTGATAACGCTATTCAATTTTGCTTTAATGTCTGGATCATCCGTAAGATTTGCATTATTCGGTGAGATTTCTTCGATTAGCTGTAATACCTTCTTTTTGATTTCAAGTAGTGTCATGTTGCACCCCCCCTTTATAAGTCCTTAATACATTCCAATTCTTCTATCGCTTCTTTTACTGTTACAAATTCTTCTACAGGCTTAATGTAGCCCCGGCCTTCTTCCTCAAATATGAGAATATCGCCCTCTTTAAGATGGATTGTAGTAATGTATGTGCTTTCGTAGTTATCACCTTTTACTGTGGTTACTGACTGAAACATTAAGTTTTTTAAGGACTGTGTTACATTCTCATTCTCATACTCTAATACTGTGTCTTTCGTTACTCTGATACCTGCCAGCATATCAATACTGGGTTTTCTAATAAATCTTTCCATGTTCTCTATCTCCTTCTTGTCAATACATGAATTATTCATATACTCACAAAAAGGAAGGGGCATTGTACCCCTTCCCCTTCAAATGTCTTTTATACGGCTGGTTTACAGCTTTGTTACTTCTTTGCTCTCGGCTTCTTGGCATCCCCCAACACTTCAACCATGTTAGGACTTACCGCCTGTATTCTTTTAAGCTGATCCTCGGTCACTTCAACCTCTTTGCCAGCTTTCAGAAATTCGCCTGTATCGCCTAAAATGAATGGCACTAATACTCTAACCTTCTTCATAGGCTACACCTTATGCAGTTGCTACCAAAGGTACTTTTACAACCTGAATGCGTGCTTCGTCAATAGTCTTTGCACCAAAGGTATCAAGACCACGAATAATATCTTTGAAACGCTTCTCAGCTCTCAAAGCTTCTACTTCGTTAATCTGACCTGCAAATGCAATAGCCTTCTTACCACGAATGTCACAATATACATGTGTGCTGTCTTTAGCCATGTTATTAGACATGATAACGTCAAAGTCATCATACTTACCTACAACACCCTTGCGGATAAGCTCAGGATTGTTAGTAGACAGCGTAATCAAGCAGTTCTTGAATACGTTATATACTGCCGGGCTAATCTCGATAACACCTTCCTCGTCAAAGTTACGCTCTCTTAAAGCTACAATAGCCTTGTCGATAGCATCCTTTACTGCTTCCTGTGTTAAGTTGGTAGCAGTGGTAGCGTTGGTAGCAACCTTAATAAGACCTGCTACATAAGA